AGATTGTTCTCTACGCCTACCAGAATATCGGCATCCGGCCCACGTCGGTCCTGCAGGAACACATGGAAAGCGCCCGCATGGCGACGAACATGATGCTATCCCGCTGGTCTAACCAAGGCGTGAACCTGTGGGCGGTCGACCTGATCGAAGTCCCATTGGTGCAGGGCAAGTCCACCTATGCGGTCAACAGCAACACGGTCATGGTGCTGGATGCCTACACGACGACTGGCAGCGGCATCGACCGGGTGATCATGCCGATCTCGCGCACTGAGTACGCCTCGTACCCAAACAAGGCCCAGCAAGGCTTTCCGACGTCATACTGGTTCGACCGCCTTGTCAGCCCCACTATCACTCTGTGGCCCGTCCCTGACGGCTCCTCTGCCACGATCCTGAAATACTACAAAGTGCGGCAGGTTCAGGACGCCAACTTGCAGAATGGTGAGAACGCTGAAATCCCTTACCGCTGGCTGGAGGCATTCGCTGACGGCCTCGCCTACCGCCTCGCCCGTATCTGGCAACCCCAGATGGCCGTGGCGCTCAAGGGTCAGGCTGACGAAAGCTACCAGATCGCCGCGACCCAAGACGTGGAAACGGTCAACACCTACATCAGCCCGATGATCGGGTCGTATTTTCGATGAAAAAGTTCTACGTCTATGAGCATTGGCGTCCTGATCTTGACCTTCCCTTCTATGTTGGGAAAGGCAGTGCGGCTAGGTTTGACCCAAACCGCACCAGAAACAAGCACCACAGCAACATAAAAAACAAACTCAAGAAGCTTGGAATGTACGTTGAGGTACGCATGGTCGCGTTTGGCCTTTCCGAAGATGATGCGTTGCACTTGGAAATAGAGCGCATCGCCTTCTGGAAGGATCGTGGCATTGATCTTTCCAACAAGACCACTGGAGGTGACGGCCTGAAAAGTCCACCCGAAGACGTTCTGGAGAAAATGCGGGCTGCTTCCAAAAAACGATGGGCACTGCCAAACTCAAGGGAAAAACACTCTGCCGCCACAAAGGCTGGTATGGATAATGATGCTGTAAGGGCAAAGTGTTCAGGCGGTCAAGCTGGAAGAAAAGCGTCTGCTGAGACGCGGGCAAAAATGTCTACATCTCAACTTGGTCACGCCGTATCAAAAGAAGCTAGAGAAAAAATATCAAAGGCTCACCTTGGCAATACATATGGATCAAAAACCCGTAGCAAGCCAAGACCGAAGATGTCTGATGACACAAAGGCCAAAATGAGGGATGCTCAACGGGCGCGGCGTGAACGTGAGAAGGGTTTGGCATAATGGCTTACGCTTCAAGAGCGGGACGTGCCAGAACAAGCGCCACCAACCCGCAGGCCCACGCTATTTGCGACCGCTGCGGTGAGCGGCTGAACCATGTCGATCTGACGTGGCAATTCGACTGGGCGGGCGCTGGGCTGATCAACAAGCGCCTTCTGGTGTGCGGCCACTGCAATGACCGCCCGCAGCAGCAACTGCGCTCCATCGTGTTGCCTGCCGACCCTCCGGTCATCATGAATGCCCGGCCCGAGAACTTTGTCGAGGCATCAACCGATTACCGGACGACCTCAGGCCAGAACACGGTCAACTTCAAAACTGGCATCCCTGTCCCCGGCGGAGATCACCGCATCACTCAGACCAATGCCGACCGCGTCACTCAGCAGACTGGCTTTGCCAATGGCAGCCTGAACGAAATGCCCGGAACTGACCCCAATGCCCCCGGTGACACCGACCCCGGCTTGCCGTATGGTGACACAACCGTTCCAGAGACAGGACCGATCTGATGGCAAACATCCAAATCCCGAACCTGCCCGCCGTCGCGTCCCTTTCGGGCGCGGAACTCTTCGAGGGGGTTCAGGCTGGCACCTCAGTCAAGATCAGCCTGTCTCAGGTAGCCACCCTATTCAGGATCGACAATGGCGCAGTGACGTTTCCTCTCGAGGTTGACGTCGGCGGCACCGGGATCACGTCCTTCACCTCTGGTGACATGCTCTATGCCTATGGAGCAACCACGCTGTCAAAGCTGGCTGCTGGCGCTGCAGGAAACGTCCTGTTGTCAGGCGTCTCGCCCTCATGGGGCAAGGTTGATCTGACCAGTTATGTGACTGGAATTTTGCCAGCGGCCAACGGCGGCACAAACCTGACCACCTATGCTGTGGGAGACATACTGTACGCTTCAGGTACTGGCGCTCTCAGCAGATTGGCAGATGTGGCCGGAGGAAACGTCTTGCGATCAGGGGGCGTCGGACTTGCCCCATCCTACGGCAAGGTAGGGTTAACCACGCACGTCTCAGGTATTCTTCCCATCGCCAATGGCGGCACAAATGCATCTGATGCGGCGACGGCACGGGGAAACCTTGGTCTTGGCTCTGTTGCAATCCAGAATGCCAATTCTGTCACAATCACTGGAGGTTCAATCGACGGAACGACCGTGGGTGCAACCACCCGTGCAGCCGGGAACTTCACCGCTTTGGATGCGAACGGAAATGTGATCCTTGGAGATGCTGTTTCGGATACCGTGACCGTCAATGCCACCATGGGTGTCAGCGCTGCTCCGGTCACAGGAAAGGGGTCGCTTCAGGTCGGAACCATAGGGTACACCGACACTGGCATCTTGGCCTCTTTGGCAAGTTCAACGGCCAGCTTCAACCAGATCATCCTGCAGAACACCAGCAATAATGCGGCGGCGTCAGTCAACTTCAACGTCTCCAATAACCTTGGCACCTCCACCGCGAACTACGGCGAGTTCGGGATGAACTCCTCGACATTCACCGGAACTGGTGCGTTCAACGCTGCCGGGAATGTATACCTTGCATCAGCTTCCACGGACCTCGTCATTGGAACGTACGGCGCAAAAGCCATCCACTTTGTGGTCAACGGCGGCGCGACCGATGCCATGACCATCTCAAGTGGCGGCATCATCTCCGGCACTGGGGTGACGGCTTTAATGTCGGCACCCGGTCCCATCGGAAACGTCACTGCCAGCGCCGGGTCGTTCACGACGCTGTCTGCATCAAGCACGGTCTCTGGTACCGGGTTCTCGACCTATCTGGCGTCACCCCCTGCCATCGGCGGCACTGCGGCTGCGTCTGGTGCGTTCACCACGCTTACCTCGACCGGGGGTGGCATCAACGGCACCGTAGGGGCTGCAACGCCTTCGACCGGGGCCTTCACCACAATTACGGCGATCACCAGCTTGGCTGCGCCCCTCGTGACCAACGCCGGGACGCTTGCGCTGACTGCCACGGGCGCGAACGTCGTCAGCATCTCGACAAACGGCGTCCTGCGCGAGACATTCAACTCAGACGGCGCGTTCATCAACTACCAAGGCGCTCCAACCACCTTTGCTGCCGCAGGTACGTTGACTGGTGTTGTGATCGCAAAGGGATTAATCCAGTACACTGGTGCTGCAGCCAGCTTGACGCTCGACACAGGTACGCTGCTGGATGCCTATTTCTCCGCCGCCACAGATATGGCTCTCGACTTCTCAATCATCAATACCAGTGCCGCCACCGTCACCCTTGCAGTTGCGGCGGGAGTCACATCTATTGGCACTCTGACGACTGTCACCCTAACCTCCTCACGTTGGAGGTTGCGCCGAACTGCAGCCGCCACTTGGATTGTCTACAGGACTTCGTAATGAGCGAAGATCGTCTGGCGCGCATAGAAACCAAAGTCGACAACCTCGCAGAGGCGATGGTGACGATGGCACGCATGGAAGAACGCATGGTGACGCTCTTCAAGCGGATGGACAGATACGACGAGGCGCAATCAAAAACTGATGCAAAAGTATCTGCCCTTGAAAAGCTCTCAATAAAAAGAGGCGTATTTGAGGCAGTGCTTGACAAGTCCTTTTGGATTGTTGGCGGGGGGATTGTCGCGTGGTATTTCAAAAAGTAAAGTACTATATTCCGCATTCCAGAACCTACTGGATCGGCATCATAATGGTGGTATCTGGCATCCTTGAGTTTGTGGATGTCTTTTTCCCACTGGGGCTGCTAGGCTACCTCCTCACTGCAGCCTATGGAAACACTTCGCCGTTCATGCTGATCCTGATGGGGTCCGGGACGATCACGATGCGCTCCGCGCTGCCCGACGTGAAGGGGATGTCATGAAGAAAAATGTAGCCGGAATTGCAATTGCCGCCACGATGCTCACAGGCTTCGAAGGCGTCAGAACTGTTGCGTACTATGATCCGGTCGGCATCCCAACCGTATGCATGGGCGAGACGCGAGGCGTCAGGATTGGTGACACCTACACGCTGGAACAGTGCAGGGCGATGGCTACGGCGCGGGTGGCAGAGTTCGCCGCCGGGGTTGAGGCATATTTGAAGGTTCCAGTCAGCGACAAGACGTTTGCGTCGTTCGTATCGTTTTCGTACAACCTCGGCCTGAACGTCTTCAAGACCCGGATCGCCACTCTGGCCAACAGTGGCAGCCTCGCCGCCGCATGCAACAAGATGGGGCTGTACATCTTCGCCCACGGCCTCAAGCTTCCCGGTCTGGTTCGCCGCCGCCAAGAGGAGGTCGCCCTATGCTTGGATGGTCTCAAGTAGTCGGCGTTGCCCTAATACTGGCCTTCGGCGCTGGCACCTTCCTCGGATACGCGAACGGTGTGGGGGCTTCCAAGAGCGCCCTGCTGAAGGCCCAGCAGGCACAGATGGAAGCCGCAGACCTCGCGTCGACCAAGGAGGCCCAGCGCCTCGCTGCCGTGAACCTTCATGCCGACCTTTCCCTCAAACTGGAGGATGCCGCCAATGCTCAGGTATCTGCTGCCATTTGCCTGCCTGTGTCTCGCGTCCTGCGGCTCAACCAGCGTTAAGCGCGTCATGCCCCCGCCAAGCCTGACATCGCGCTGCAAGGCCCCTGTGGCGCTTCCTGTGCGCAACCTGACAGATCAGGAGGTGGAGGTCTGGTGGGGCCGTGACAGAGACGCCCTGAGGGCCTGCGGAAGCCAGTTGGATGGATTGGCGAACTGGGCTATACTGCCGACTGACAAGGGGTAAAGCCATGCCGGGATTGACGTACAGCACCTACAAGACCCAGATCGCCCAAATGGCGGTCGTGGCGGAAGATGACACGAACTTCTTGGCCATTCTCCCCATGATGATCGACTATGCCAGCCTGCGCATCTGCCGCGATCTGGACCTGATGTTCACGTCGGTCTCCCTGCATGGTGCCGGGTATCAGCTTGCAACTGGCATCCGGAACCTGTCGTTTCCACAGAACTTCACCTATACGAACCCATTTTTTCCTTACGATGCAACGCAGGTTTCCTTCGTCGTCAGCGAACAGATCAACCTGATCTTGGGGGGTGGCTCTGATCCGGACGCTGGCAGCCGGGTTCCGCTGATGCCGACTACCAAGGAGTTCCTCGACGCGGTCTATGGCTCCGCCTCGTACCGTGGGCAGCCCAAATACTTCGTGCCGTTCAACGAGACGTTGTTTTTCGTTGGTCCGACGCCCGATGCCCCGTACTTCGTGGAAGTGGTTGGGTGCATTCGCCCCGCCCCATTGTCTGAAGCGGTGCCGACAACCTTCATCAGCCAGTACCTGCCCGACCTTCTGGTGATGGCGTCGATGATCTACATCTCGGCCTACCAGCGCAACTTCGGCAAGGAGAGCGATGACCCGCAGATGGCAATGAGTTACGAGACCCAGTACCAGCTTCTCCTCAAGTCGGCTGGTGTCGAGGAAGCCCGCAAGAAGTTCGATGCGGCGGCTTGGTCGTCCCAGTCCCCGGCGACGGTCGCCACCCCAACGCGAGGCTGATCCATGCCA